AGCGAGACGCCGAGGAGCCTTTCCTCTTCCGTGTTGCGTTGCCAAACTTTACGGAGATAGCGAAAGTTGGTGAAAGTTGCTTGGATTGTGCCAAGAATTGTAGCGAGTTTAACCTTCCGTCTAAGGTCTTCTTCTTTATCTGTAGGTCTAACAACAACTTCTGTAAGGTTGCAGAACTGAAAGGGTCGAAGGATAATCTCTGAGCATGGGTTAGTGCCAAAGTCGTGGTTCGGATCACGTTTTCCAAGCTTCTCAACGATCCGCTTAGAAGCGTCTCGATTGAAGATACCTCGTTCTCCTGATTTACTGTCATAAAGGGCTTTCCACTCTTTAAGAAACTCGCCTACGTCGGGCTTTCCGTTGTAAACGGCGCTGTTGTTCGCTAGTTGTCGGTAAACATGACCCTCCCACCAAGAGCCACTCTTCGCCTTCGCCATCGTTTCGCTTCCTAAGTCGCTCAACGAAATCATAGCGGAACGGCGGACACCCCCCACAACGACAACATCGGCAATCATACACATTAGATCGTGACATTCGATTGGTGTCAACCTTCGTCCGGCGGCACTTCGGAAAAGCCGTACGGTAAATTCAAAAAGCCGTACAAGCGGCTCGGGTCCAGAAGCTCTGCCTCCAAACGTTCGTAGTCTTGCGCCAGCAGGGCGTACTCCCGTGACATCCCATTTGGGGACTTGACCAGCAATAAGCAGGGTGATGAGTTCTCGGAAGGACTTCGCCCATCCCTCTTTACTATCTGCAACGACAATAACGGTGTCTGTGTCACTAAATTCCTCTGTAATTCGGGGAAGTTGTGAAGTGTACTTCTCTTCTACGGAGAAACCCACTCCAGTTCCGCACATAAGAATGTACATTGCCTCGTCAAAGGAACGAGGACTGTCAACAGGCAGATAAGCACAATTATAAGCACCAACATGACACCTATCCAATGCCGGACCCGCTGTCATCATTGCCCGCATGGAGGGCATAACTTCCATGTTAAGGATTGCCGCTTTCATCTCTTCACTATTCCAAGCGCCAACCTGCTTAGTATAGTAGTCAATGAGGCGTTCTACAGTTTCTTCCCACGTCTCTCTACGGTTATCTTCTTCTCGCCAACGGGCGTAGCGCGATTGATGAATGAACTTTTGATAATCATCCATCTATTGAACGGTCTCCTCACCAACCACAACAACTTCAATTGTTTCCATTTTATCCATAACCTCTGCAACCAATTCAACCATACTAACACCAATAATATGTTCAATCAAAGCAGCAACACCCATAACTACATCTTCTGGAGCACAGTCAGGATCAAAAGAAACTTGATTACTTACCCCTAGTTGAAGGACCACCCGTCCATCTTCATTCTTGAAAACATTATACTTCAATGACATTTACTCCTGCATCTTTTGCTATTTTAATCATATTGGCCGTCCCCTTTCCGCCGGGAAAGGCAATAACTAAATCCGGTTGACCTTCTTCCAGCATTTGACGATTACGAATATATCCAGCAGCCTTACCGTGCATTTCCCAATCTGCCGGATATTTCAAATTAGTTAGTTTGTGTTTTCTTGCCCAATATCCAGCAATCCTATCAACGCCTCTAGCATCACCTTCGATAAGAACATCGAAACCAAATTCTTGAAGATATTTATCTAAAGTTTTTTGGATAAATGGGACATCTACAAAATCTCTTCCCCCACAAACAAGAACCTTCATTCTTTACTTGTCTTTCCTAATCCAAAGTATTCAAAAAGATCTTCTTCAGCTTCTTGTTCGTGTATTTTATCAATCTTATATTGTCTTTTATCTTTGATAATTTGTTGATGAAAACGTCGCTCACGCAGCTCGCGCGCTAGGTAGTTTCGACGCCGAATTTCCCTTCGCTGTTTGTTGTTCAATTCCATTATTCTTCAACTCTTCAAATCGTTCTAGAAACTCTCTCTTAGCTCTACGAGGTTGCCAACTATCTAGATCCACCTTATCAAGAAACGATTCAACTGTCTTACGTGTGATATGTTCATACATAGGCCAATGATCGTTACATTGTTTAATGTGAAACTTTTCAAGCATCAACATAATTGTATCCGCTTCCTTAACTTCTGGAGGATACGGATACTGAAAACCAAACTTCTCTCCCATAGCTTTTTCAATTTTACCTTCCAATTCCTTAAAGATAGGAAGCGCCCACTTAAGGGGAGTAGGAAGGTCGTTGGTAAAAGCTTCTGCTGTATCGTGCATCAAGGCCGTAAAAGCATGTTCTACAGGAACAATACGGCTAGTGTTAACCAAATGCTGAGCGACACTGTAAAAACGAGGTAAGTGACCACTGAATCTACATACGTTAGAAAGAGCCGATGCAATGTCTTCAATAGTTACGTCACTTTCTTCAGGTTTATTATAATTAAACTTCGCTCCACTAAGAAGGGAAATCCATTGATCGTCAAGAGCGACGATAGCGGTCGTCATTACCTGTTCCTTTCGCAATTTGTTCTAGGAGAAACAAAGTACAGCAGCCAGCGTGAGCCATGTGACTAAGACCACTTTCAGGATCATAGTCTTCTCCATCATTAAAGGCCAACAAATGCCTAAGATTCGCACCAATAAGGCGACTGTAATCAAACCCACCGCGCCAATTATGGTCAGCATACTTTTTAGCTCCAAAGGTAAGAACATCTCCAATCATAAGAAGTGGAGCCGTAGGAAGAAGCTCTACTCGACATTTTCCCTGATCGTTTTTAAGACCAGTAAGAGAAGTATTAGAGGCCGTCATGTTCTACTGCCCTTCGTTTTGCTTTTCGTTCTGTAATGACAACTTCCGTATCTCCATCATCATCTTCACGAGCAAGTTTTTCGAAATGCGCGTGGAGGGCCTCCCAAGTATCTTCGAGTGCATTGTCAGGCATACCTTCATAAATCCCATAAAAGAAAAGAGTTTTAGTCATCAATACTTCCTAATTCTTCCCACTCCATCAACTCTTTAATATCTTCTAGAGCATCATCAACTTCATCCGGAAATGCTGTAATCAAATCATCAACTGTGATGCCGATGTACTCCGCAAAGTCTCCGGCCTCAAAATAATCACAAATTGCTCTGCGGAGCATTTCATCCATTTTTATTTTTTCCTATACTTCCAAACTAAAGCCAACCAAATGGCATTAACTAACCAAATTGCAACCCCTCCCGCAAAACTCCACCATAAATTATTAGCAGGATAAAACCAAAGGTTGAAAGTTGACCAACTGGTAAAAAAGACAATAGGTGCCCAATGAATACCTTTGATTTCTTTATCACGTAGAAGAGCTTTAACACTTAGAAGCGTCATCAATGCCCCTATAAACTCAAAACACCCATTAAAGAAATCGGTTAAATTCATTAAGCTACTTTCGTTTTCTTTCCACTAAAATATCTTCCACAGTCGTTGCACTGATGTTGCTGAATGTGAAAACAAGCCGTACGACGAATGCCGTCACGCTTGGTATTCTTACTAAGACAACTCGGACAAGCTTCGCTGCCTAATGAACGCATTGCAGGATGGTTTTTAATCCACGGACGCATACGTAGATACAATTGACCTGTCTTACGTACGTCACCCTTACAATATCGAACCATCTTACGACGAGCCTTACCATCACCTTCCATAACTCGTCGCCAAAGTTTAAAACCTTCGTGTTCAACCTTACCGCCCATATCAAGATAATTGAGCGCATATTCAAGCTTGTTGCTTAGAAAGTTAAACTGTGCTTTAAAAGTCTTCTGAAGGTCAATGTGAGTAACAGGTCGATGTGGTGGAACCTTGTGCTTAAGAAATTCAGTATTCAACCAAGGGTAGTCGAATCTTTCACTGTTCTTGCCTACAACAACATCAGCCGCTTGAAGAAGATCTCTAACTCTGTAGAGCATTTCTTCAGCACCGAGTTCCCATACGGTTAGGCATTCAGGAGACCCCTCTCCTAACCACTGATAACCTACACAGAGAATGTACGGATGTTCTTTTACCTGTTCAACCCCAAAGTTTTGATTAAACATCCCCCATCCGTACAATTCAGCAGGAGCGGTTTCAATATCTATAACTAAGATTCTAGGTTTAGACATTTTTCTTCAGAAGACGAGTACGAACCCCTTTAGCGTCTTGCTCTCGTTTATACGGACCCGTCCATCGAGCACCGTAACCAGAAAAATCAACTACGAAAAAACCGTCAGGAGTCTTCACAATCGACAGTGTCTTTTTGTTTTTCTTTCCACCAAGCCAAAGGAATAGTTCCCTCAGCCCATTTGAAATTGTGGCGCTCAGCCCACTCCCAGTTCCGGAGTTTAGCTCTTTTGTTTCGCTTACCGTTTGCATTTTGAAATATAAACCTTATGTCTAAATGGGGATTACTACGTTTGACAGCTAACATTTTCTTACAGGAAGCTGCATCTAGATACCCCTTAGCCTCAATTATAATTCCATTCGGTAATATGAAATCTGGAAGATAGCTTCCCTTCATAATATAAGGAATAAAATGAGGCTCATGAATTAAAGACTTGCGGCTGCGCTTAGCAGCGTCCCAAATAGTCTCTTCAAACTTACTGCGGAATTTCGGAGTCACTAACCGGCGTGGCAACAATTCGAATCATTGGAAGCTGATATTCTCGAATGATGTTGCCCGTTCTGTAAAAAAGATTACGGCCTTCCTTTACGTCGTGAAAGTCCGCCGTAAAAGTATCCGTGTGTATTTCGTCGTTTTGGTTAATTGACACCAAATAGATTACTTCAAATTTTCTTAGGGGAAGGATTCTAAGTTCGTTACTCATTAAATTGAATGTTACTCCATTGTTCTGCCATAGCCTCTGCTAATCCGAGAAACGTTCGTGAACGATTTTTCCAGCGCAAAGGGCCGGGGCTTTCCCGATGGACGCGAGGCTCTCTTCCTTCTACTACGTTAGTAGGTTTTAGTTTAGGAAGATTTTTAAGCCACAGTCCTGTTTTCTTTGTTTCTCCGTGCCCGAACATCCACGGTTGAACGTATTGGTCGGGTGGTCTAATTTCTGTACTAATCACAGACACAGGATGCTCAACGCAAATGTGAGGTATCGGCGCGTTTAAGAACTTCTTAAAGAAGGCAACACCCTCTTCTCTTTCTTTAGTTCCTGCGTAAGTTCGGTTACCGCTTACACAAGTGTACGTGCAAGGAGGATGTGCTATCAGCAAGTTCCAAGAGTTTTCGTACAAGACGTCGAAAACGTCGCCTTGGAAATGAAAAGGACTTGGTATTTCGGTTTCTAACAAATCGCACGACCACGCATCGTGGCCTCGTTTTCTAAAAGCTTCTCTAACAATGCCTGAAAATTCACAGGCGACTAAAACCTTCATCGAAACTTCGCCGTAAGGTCGTTGTATGTTTCGTCCACCTCTTCCAAGAAGATGCGAACTTCTCTTTCGACCTTCTCAATTTCTTCTTCGTTACGATAGAAACGTTTGACGAAGAGTTGCATGTCTTCTGGCATTTCAGGATTGTAAGATACAAAATCAACCCACTGACGTCCGGTGCAAGCCAGTTGCCAAATCATCTGATTTTTGTACTTCTCCAAGTCTTCGGAGAGCAGGATTTCTATGTGGTTTGCTTTGATGAGACATTTAATCTCTAGCAAACCATCGTCACCGATTAAACCGTCAGGAGAAGCCCCCGCCATTCCGATGGTCGGATGGTCTACAAAGCCTACTTCCTCTACGGCAGAGCCTGTTGCCTTTTCGTAAGCTTCTCTAGCGGGGGCTTCCTGTTCCTTACCCCACTCCATGTGTTCGTTAGTGTAAACTGGAATGTGGGGCTTGCCTGTCAAACGCTCGGTTACAAGCTGTGCTGCGTAGTTACGTCTACTGGCTGCCCAGTCTCCGTTCCGAATACGTTTAACTATGTCATTAATCTTTGAGGCGGTGACCTTGCCGCATCGTGCGGCGTACCATTCCTCTGACCGTTGTTCCATGTAATTCCTAAGTTGTTAGAGTTAGCGGCCAGTCCGTCACTAGACCAGAGAGAGGTTTCCGCAGCCTCGGCCACAATGCTAACTCGTCAGAGCGGAACTGGTGGTGCCACTGGTCAACCACTCGCTACCCACCCACTTACGTGGCCTAAGCCTTGTCCGTTGTGTGGCACCTGTCCGGCTAGAAGGAGAACGGAAAGCCGGACGAAACTTGAAGGTAGGAGCACCGATGATGCCGGAGTTCACCCTCTCCTACCTTCCTCATAGCCTTGCAATCCGGCGGTTAAGCAAGAACTAGCTTTTTAAGCGTTAAGAGGATCACTCTCTGAACGCACAATCATTTCTGCCTCTTCTTCTGCTGCTTCCTCGGCAGGTTCAGCAAAATTCTGAACGTAAGGATTATCCTCTGGAAGAGGCGCAAACTCCTGACGAACGTAAGGAAGATGCTCTAGAATCCTAATGGCTTGTGGATAGATGCCAGTAGGCTTGCCCTTACCGTAATCCACAACCTTAAACTTGACCTCTACGAGACTACCGTTACCTATCTTCACGTCTGGATCCCACGGACGATTACGAGCATCGACAACAACAATAGGAAAGTTTTCCTTGCCGTTAGCTTGCTTCTGCTTCTGTGTGAAGCGAAGAATGTTACGACCGTCCTTTTCCTTCATCTTATTGTCGATCTTCAACTCGCGAAACAGAGCAAGAGCTTCTGCATCAGGTTCAAAATCAAACGTCCACTCAAGACCATCACGATTAAAATTAGGCACGGGATCGCCAAGAACCTTCGCCCAAAAGATTTTACCAATTGCGTAATTAAAGTTAGCCAATTTCTAACAAATCCTTTCTCTTACTTAATACAGGTATTATACACTAATTCTTACTATTTGTCAAGGATTATTTTCTAAATAAAATCTAATCCGTCGAACTAAATCCATTTCTCGTTCATATTTTCTTTGCAATATTAGGATATCGATCTCTTAATTGATATTCGTGATCATAAATATTCTCTAATTCGTCTGCCGCTTCATAAAGAAGTTGTTTTAGTGCGTCTCTGCCCACGTATTACCTACCTTCGCATCACATTCCATCGGAACTTTATAGTTAAAAAATTCTCCAGCCCTTTTAAAAGACAAATTACACAACTCAATAAAACGATCAATATGAGGTACGTAAACATCATACTGATGTTCATCATGGATGTCTCCAACTTTGAGTACATCCAAACCCTCCTTTTCAACTTCTGCTCTAATGTAGATAGCGGCTAGCTTCATGATACGGCTCTCGTCACCTTGGAGAAGGTACGGAATAACCGTATGTGCTGACTTCATGGCTACCTTGGACCCATCGCACAGCGTAATACGTCCTGTTTGTTCGTACTCTCGCTTCAACCTGCGAATAAGTTCAGGAAGACCCGGAACTTTATCAAACAACAACTTCTTAGCTGCTTTAGCTTCCTTTAGCGGTATCCCGGCTTCTTGAGCAATTCTACCATCACCCGCCCCCATGACAATAGCATAGAGGATAGTTTTTGCCAGACGCCTTCCTGCGGCGTCGGGGGTGAAACCCCAAGCATCTCTGTTGGCTGCGTGAGGATCGGCTGCAAGTATAGCTGACGTGAAATTTGCATCATCGAGATAGTGAGCGAGATTTCGGAGTTGCATTGATTTAGCATCAACACCGACAAGCTTTCTTTCGTCCTTTCTTCCACGACAAATCCAGAGGTCTCGTGCTTCATATGTATAATACCCTTCAATACCTTTTATTGGATTTCCGTCTTTATCAACACGCACAGAAGGAATGTTGGCTGTGTTGGGTTTATCATGCCTATATCGAAGAGATGAAGCAAGCCAAAGGTTTCCGTGAATACATCCTGTTTTCTCGTTATAAAGGTCTATCCAATTACCTATAGCATTTGCTCGGCCTTGAAGGGCCATCCATTGAGCAATTAGCCGGACTTCTTCGATACCGCTTTTTTCGACGAACTCTTGGAGTGACGGAACGAGTTCTCCACCGTCTGTTGCTTTAGGGTTTCCCCCTCCCCCCTTATCCGTGAGCGGTGTAAATTCTCTCGGTTGCCAACCAAGTGCAAGGAGTTTCTCAACTCGTTGAGCCGGACTTCCAAGGTTAAACTCAACCCAATCAAATACTCTATATCCTCCATGTCCGTCCAACTCAAGTTTTGGATATTGGGCCTGGTGTCGGAGATAGTTCGCAGTAAAGTTTCCGTCTGCTCGGTAAGCGTTTTTAAACTCCCGTACGCAAGTAAGGATGGGAGGGAATCGTTCATATATTTTTTCCTTTAACTCATCTTGCTTAGCTCTGATTTCAGCAAACAAGGAACCCGCTCGTTTGATATCAAATGCAAAACCATTTCGACGCTGATCTCGAATAATTGCCCAAGCCCGATGTTCGATGGAGCATCCGACTTCAGTGAAACCAATATCTCGCATTCGTTTAGAAAGACGAAGAAAAACTTCTGCTGTTATACGTACATCTTGAAGGCAATATACAGCCATTTCTTCACTGTACTGACTCCAATCGTTGAAGTTGATTTTCTCCATGCCTACGCGGTTAGCCCAAGCGTCAAGCGAATGTCCGCCCTCTAACGTAGGCATGTAGTGCATAGAAAGAACAAAAGTATCTATTACTTTCGTAATAGGGATGGTGATATTTAGTAATTTACAAAGAACGGGTACGTCAAATTCAATACCATTGTGAGTGACCCAGTAACAGTCGGGCCGTTCTTTTATAAAATTCCTAATTTGTTCGTGGCCTACCAGAGTATGTTCTTCTTTGGTAACGACATTACGGACACACGCCACCCAAATAACGGTTGCGTTTAAATCATCCGTTTCAATGTCAATTACCCAGTGGTTCTGCGTAGCCTGTAAGTACAAAATCTTTCTCTGGAAGTACTAACTTCGTTTTGCAAGGAGGTATCCAATCAAGCTCTGTGAATGCTCGTGGTTCCTCTAACCAAATAAACCAAGCATATGCTGTAGCTGAAGATACCTCTGGATCGTATTTTCCTTTAACCATAGGTACTCGTTCTACAAACTGTAGAACATAATCTGGTTTACGTTTTGAGAAGAGTTCTTCCCACCTTTTCTTTCCTTCTAAGAAAGCAATTCTTAAAATAACTGCGGTATTTTTACTTGTCTGAAACGACTTGTTGATAAAGTCACTAGCAAGAACAAAAGGAGGGTTTGTAATAGTCCAATCTACAGTTTCAAAGGAATCCACAAGGAAGTTCTTTACGGGCCACCCTAATCCATAGTCTGCTACATCGCTTGCCTCTACTTTGTGAAAGAACTCTTCAAGAGGACGAACCATATATCCTCGGTTTGCTGCCGGTTCTCTACAAATTTGGTCAGACTTAATTAAACCTCTATCGCTTAAATAATGGCAGAGGGCTCTGGTTGCCCAAGGTGGAGTAGGGAAATCGTCTAGACTTTCTTTATTCTCGTGACGCCGCTGCATTACAGCGGTACTAGAAAGGGACTTCATAATCTCTTACGGTTTCTCCGTCTTCATATTTCTTTTCCTCTTCAGGTGTCAGTTCTACTAGGCGATTGGTCATTTCGTTCCACCACAAATAACAGGCAACTCCCGTTCTTCCACAGAACCTGTTATTTTCAACTACAATCTTGGTAACGTTACGACGCCACGGGTCAGGATCAAGCTTATCACGATAAAGCTTAAAAACAATATTCGCAAGCTGTTCCACCCCAGCCGTTCCACGAATTTGCCCTGCCCTGTTTTGATGAATAACCGCAATAAGCGCAATGTTCAACTCCATACAAAGCATCTTCAACTTTGTAGCAATTTCATCTAGACGTTTACGTTCGTCCCCGTCTTGGTCAGAAACAACAATAGACAAGTGATCAAGAACAATGTACTTACACCCAAGAGCAGCCATATGGCGGACTTTATTGAGTACGGCTTCGATAGAATTACTCCCGAAATGATCCCATACAACGACACGCTCGTTATTAACCACAGCGTCATAAGCATTTCGTAGTTCCTCTTCGGTCTTTTCTACATCCGGAAGGTGAAAAGGCTTTTGGGCGTGAATAGACATTAGCCCGAGAACAGTATCGTAATCTGGTTCTTCAAGATGAAGAAACCCTACTCCGTATCCCTTTTCTTTAATCTCCGGGTCCATCAAAAGCTTGTACTCAATCTCTTTCAGGATGCTTGTTTTACCAATTTTAGTTTCAGCCGTGACAATTACCATTTCAGAGAGGCGAATACCGTAGGTGAGCTTATTCAATCCAGCCCAAGGATATTCTGTTGTAAAATGGTTGGGACGATGGATGATAGATTGCCAGAGTGAACTACCAAATTTAAGACCGTCTGGCATGTAAGCGGGTGCATCCCACCACTCTTTTGTATAAGCCGCAGCATTTCCCGCAACTTTATAATCATTGGCGTCCTTGTGGAGTTTATGACGCATAATACGAAGCTTGCCGGGGGGCCAAGGAAGTGCCGTAATTTGTTTTACAGCATTTACACCAGCCTCATCTGCATCAAACGAAAGAACAACATTGTCGAATGAGTTGAGATATTCGAAGTTGTTCTTAACATCTTGAAGTGCACTTCCTGTTCCGTTAAGCACAGAAACTACAGGCCACCTACTGCCCATCATTTCGAAGGCAGACGCAGCATCGTATTCGCCTTCTGTTACTGTGATGTACTTAGCTGACTTAGGGGGAAACAGGTGTTGTCCGAAGAGTTCGCCCTGTTCGCCTGTCCACTTCTGATCCCGTTTCTTTTCTAGGTCTCTGTGTTTGGTGCCAACGTGTTTTCCTTCTCTGAAGGATGCAAAGTAGTCCCTACCGTTTTCTCGCCAAATCTTATACTTCTCACAAGTTGCCTTAGAGATTTTGCGGTCGGGCAGGTCAGCAAACCTCTCTCCCAATTCAATCTTTGGTTGCTTAAGTTTGATGACGTTAGGGGTAGCACGTTTGATTGCCTGTTCAGAAATTGATTCATCCTTATCATTATTATTCGTAGTAGGAGGAAAGTTAGTTCCACAACTAAAACATTTACTCCAACCGTTAGCTTGAAATTTTACCCCATCAGAAGAAGGACACTTAGGACAAGGGTGCCCATCTGGGTCTTTATGTTTATAAGAAATAAGTGTATCCTCCCGCATAACCTATTACGAAGATTATATACTACTTTTGAGAAATTGTCAAGAGTTAATTATAGTTCCTATATCCATTGCTGAATTTCTCTAACTTATCGAATACAAACTCTGATAAGTTATCATATCCTTCGTTCTCTGCATATTTAGGATCAGTTACAAGAGGATTATTTATAAGAAACTCATGTAAGTCATAAATAAAACTATCAATATGATCGTCATTAAGTTGTATAGGCATCTTGCTCTACTAACTCCGCAAACTTTAGATCATCTGGTTCGAAATCATCACCATAATCTTCAATTTCATCTTCACCATACGATTTCTTGAATTTACCGCTGAATGCTGTTTCAAAGATAATTTGCTGACAGGTTGTACACGGATTACTTTTCATATACTTGTCAAGTGCAATTTCACCTTCGGTCAGTTCAACATCGCAAATATAACAACGCACTATCTTAATACTTTCGGTTCCTCTTCGGATACTATTACAAGCCTAGCACCACAAGGGAGTATCCGCCCTTCGTGATCGTAAATTACTCGTCCTCCCGCAGGAAACTCAACCTCGTGTGCGTAATGTGCCTTTCCGTACTTTCCTTTTTGAAATCTTACTGGTGGATCATTCCGCCCGTATTTTCGATTCGAGTCTATTACTTGTCTATTAATATGTGTGTAATACATTTTAAAAAGGAATATCCTCTACTGTCTCCCACCAAGGTTTAGTTTCAGGTCTAACAATTTTCCAATCTTTGTAGTGGGGTCTCTTTTTCCATTCACCTATTTTAGACACAATCTTATCAAGACGGTTTATGTCTGTTATCTTAGGGTCAATAGTGAATTGTTTATTCCTAATATCCTCTTGGGCTTCTGGAGAAAGTTTCAGTCCTTCGTTTAGAGTCCATATTCCTCGTTGAGCAAACACAGGAAAGGTTTCAACATTTTCCTTAGTAAGTGGTTTGTCCATAAATACAAGATCAACAGAAACCTTTTGAACTTGGGTCAAGGCTCGTGCGAATGTTGAAAAACTGCACCCTTCGTTGTTTGGTTTCTTTTGGTAATCGTTTGGTTTCACAACATGAGGAGGAACCAACCATCCTAGTTCATCTGCTCTTCGTTTGAAGGTGTTCCAAGACATTGGAATGAAAACGTCAACATCCTTCGGAGTGAGTACACCTGCTGCCAAGTCCCGTACGGCTCCGCCTGCAATTGTTGCTTCTACGTCATAGACTTCTTTAATCCCGGAAAGAATAAGGTGAAACAGTTCTTCACCACGTTTGCCTTCATTGTTTTCTTTCTTTTTATTTGGCTTAATTTCTTCCAAAAAGGCATTCCAAGCATTTCTGTCTTGAACCCAAAGAGGTTCATTTACATTAAAGACTTGGTTAGGCATAGGATAGAATTACCTCCTGCACATCTTATTAAAGATATTATACACCACTTTTGATAATTTGTCAAGCAATTTCTGCAAAACCTTGTGCATATGCTTCTGCTGTTCGAGGTTCGAGACCAGGCGCTGTGTTAATCTCTAGCACGTAGGCTTTCTGTTGGTGTTGATTCCAAATCACGTCAACAGCACCAAACGCTAAACCGGTGCTTTCTAGTGCTTTAATAGCCTCATCTAATACATTCTTCGGAGGCTGTTCATCAAGAACATATACAAATCCGTTAGCAAGGTTACGAACTTTGAAATTTATTTCTTCTACGTCCCTACGTCTTGCCTTTCGTTGTGTTATAAACGGTTTTACATCTTCTCTCGGCTTACGTAGGCAATGAACACGATATTCATCCTTCTTCTTGATATATTGTGTAAACAAAGGAGCATCGACAAGCTGTTCGCGTTTTTCAGCTACAACAATTCCCTCCCCACTGTGACCTTGAAGTTTAGTTCTACACATTACAGGAAAGGCGTCGTCAGGAATATCTTCCTTCCGTGTCCAAAAACGAGGAATACTAACGTCAGCTTCCTTCATTGTTTGAAAACACTTTAGTTTGTTGCTAACAGGCTCAATGGCATCCGGCTGGTTTGCCACGGTTCGTCCGTTAAAAGGACAATCACTAGCACCCCAGTTGATTATAAAATCACCTTCTCGGAACCTGTATTTACTTCCCTGTCTTTTAAGAACTCGGCCGCCCAAAGCATCTGCAAGAATCTTTGCACTCTTACTTCCTGCTTTGTAAGGGAATACTTTGATTGCCATTTTTGTTTTAATCTCCAATTTTCAAACTATCTGCCGCGAGGATAGCCTTCTTAGCTTTAGGACTCATAATCCAGGAATCAGCACGCACCGCCCTTCGTGACCCGGCTGTAATTGCATTAGATATAATTTTATAATCTTTATCCGAAAGTGCTCCATTAGACATAAGATCTTCGATACATTTAATAGTTTGACGATAAACAAAACGAACTAGAGATTCTCTTTCAAGCCACTGATTACTAAGAACTCGGTATTCTACTCCGTATGGTTTTAAGCGCATGGCCCCAGGATTGCCGTACAACTTTCTTCGTGTCTGATCTTTATCCCATTCCAATGAACGAATACCGAGAAACAAATCAAGATGTTTAGTCAAAATAGAATATTTAATTAGGTGTTCTTCGCTACTAATATCAGCGTCTTTTTCCAATCCAATGTGGATATGACCAGAGGCTGTTCGTAGTGTAGTGTTGGCGTCAGGTCTTGGATTTTCCTCTAGTGTGTAGGCGTTAAGATCAGGTTGACAACCAAGTTCTTTCGCTTCGTCTGGTGCTTTCTTGAGAATAGCGTGGTGGAAACGAACAGAAGGTTTGATATGAAATTTGTATTCTGGTGGAACATCCGCTCGGAGGCGTTGCATTACCGCACCAATGTTTCCAACAAATTCTTCTTCTGTTCGTGCCGGGTCAATGTTAAACTCCAAGGCCATTCCATCAACTTGATATGCCCCTTTCGGAACTTTAAAGGGACTTTCCTTTGTTCCTGGAATTAGACCATAAGCACTACGTGGACGACCTTCAGAGTTTACAACAAACAGTTCAGGATCACAACCAATCAAAATTTCAGGCTTCTTCATTGTAGTGTTAATCCTCTTCGTCTTCATCTTCATCAAGCATTGGGGCAACTTCTAAACCTTCATCTTCATCAAGAGGTCTTTCCCCTTCTAAACCTTCATCTCTTCCGTCCATGAAGATTCTGTCAACTCTTACTTGTCTTATTGGTGCGGGTCTTAATTGTCTTGGTCTAGCAGGGGGCCCCTCATCGGGTATGGCGTGGTGTCTGCGCCAATTACAAGGAATTTCGTGTCCTCCTAGAGTAACGAAAACAAATCTTTCAAGGGCTGCATTCCATTTGAGATTGGGCCTGTCCCCACATCCTTCTCCATCTTGCCAAAAAGGTGTTCCTTCAAAGTTTGCACAATTCCACAATTGTCCATCAGGAAGATAAACTTGATAATGGAGTCCCAAACCGGGCCCGTTTTCTATTCGTTTCGGAAGTAGTTTTTGTGCTTTGACATTTTTTATGTCAAACGGAGCTAAAAAATCATCGTTAAAGGTGTAAGCAAACACCTGAAGAATACGTGCCCCTTCCATTAAAGAGTGATGAAGATCACAGAATACCGGAAAAGTGCTCATAAGTTCTCGAACATTTTCAGGCTTAAAGATTTTGTTCATCAACCCTTTTGCGGTCAACAAGGACAAATCTTGAACAAGTTCAGCAGGGCTCTTCATCACTTCACATGCGTACACATACATGTCGTTCAGAATACTCAACCAAGAAATCACCTGTTCGGCCGAGTTAGCTCCACGCATCGTACGAACCTCAACGGTTCCAAACTTAAACAAGGTGGAAAGGTTGCAGGCTGAATATTTGAAGCGATCTCCCGCAAATTCGAACAGATTTCCTTTTGCAATGGCATCAACTAAAATCTCGACAATTCCTTCTGCTTCTCTAGTAGAAATGCAGAACAAATTACCTTTTCTGTCTTCTCCAGAATAATACTGAAGAATTTCTTCCAGCATAGTGAACAGAGTAAAAAAGTTAATGGCAGATTTAACAGGACGATCTGAAAAATTTAGGTGAACGTGGGTGGAAGTTCTGATTGAGTTGTTGAATTTGACTTTATTTTCATCAAACTTTTTGAAGAGATTTGTAATAAGTTTGACGTTATCTGTAAACGATTTTGCCCCCACTGTGGTATATTCTATGGACTCGCCTCGAAGAGACCCGTCCATTTGCCGACGCCATCCACCCGTTGCCACATCAGCAAGCCCTACGTTTCGGCCTTCTAACTCTAGCTCAAGTCCAAATTTATTGCCCTTTAATTCTTTTACACCTGTAACAGCAGAAACTGTAAGGTTTAGAAATTGTTTGGGTTCCATAGGCGTTAACATACCCCAACTTCGATTTTAATTTCTTCCAAACTTTCTTTCAAACATTCGAACTTCTTACCTAGATTAATTTTATTTTTATCAAATAGACCTACCTTCTTTCCTTTGTAATAAAGGTAAATAAGTGCAGAAATTACTTCATCTTTCACCAAACAAAAATCCCGAGAGAATGCAACAGCCGAACACTGTTCGATTAGATCAACCGCTCTGTCAAAAGATGGGTAATCTCCTGCAATCATGGCGGGCGTTTCCGGACAGTTGAGAAATGTATTGAAATCTACAAAAGGACCAAAGTTTGAGAACGCTTTAAAATTCTCTGAACACAGTCCTTGTTTTTGGATACGATTAGGTAGTCGAGTACAATAAAAAGGATCATTTTTACGATTAACATAACCCAGTTTGAAAGGCGCAATGTCAAAGTATTTTGATGAGATATACTTTTTTTGCATTGCTTCAGCGGCTTTTACTCGCTCACCAATACGGACAAAAGGATCTTCGACAGGAAAACCTGCTTTATTTTGGGGCCTCCTGTTATTTACAGGTAATTCGGTGAACAACACTCGCAGAATGTCGTCCTCACCTTTTCCCTCTCCTCTGACCACATCCTGAATTAAAACAGGGGTTTTCTTATATAGAACAACAGTATTTCGGAGACGCATTCTGGCGTCATCCGGATTCTCATATTTAATTGCCAGAGACAAAATGCAAACTCCTTCGTATAAAAATTAATTTACCTTTTTCATTACAGATTCAATCAAACTCAAACGGCTTGATTTATCCTTAAGAGAATCAGGCAAATCATCATCAAGAGGGTCCGTGTCTTGATTTGTATTCTCTTTGGTTTTAGGATGCGTGTCTCTCATACACCGGACACAACAAAGAGAGTCTTCCGACAAGAAGGAAAAGATTGTTCCATCAGGAATTTCATTATTACACCAACCACAGCCCTTGGCTTTAATGTTGTCTAAATCCTCAATGGAAATTAAAACACCGCCGTAGCCTCGAACTTTACCTTGCGTATTCCCTAAATCAATTACCGATTTCGGCGAGCTAGTTGACGTTGCTTCTTTCTCTCTTTGTGGCGTCTTTTTTTCATCTTTCTTCGGGTTATCCCACCAGGAATTTCCCCTTTTATAGTCGAAGCCTGTTTGAAACGGAGTTCCGGACTCGCCGGTATATCCTCCTTCCCGTTTCAAATCTGGTAACTCTTCTCCTATTCTTTGTGGAATAGGTAGGGTGTACAAGTGATCTGGTAATGTAGCGTAACAAGAAAATCCTCTATCGCTCTTTTCCAGTTCAAGACCGTTTCGACTACAGGCATTAATTATCATCCAAGCTTCGGAAGCCCACACAACAGCTTTTCGATCTTTGGTGTATGCGTACGTCAAAGGACGTTCATCGTTTCGACAGAAGTGAACAGAATCGACAGTAGGATCCCACCATACCAAAGACCAAGCACCGCGTAGCTTAGCAATTGCCTCTTTGTAATTAGGCGCTTCGGCAAGCCAATTGAACAGTGTTTCACTGTCTGTATCGAATTTGTCCCCTTTAAGTTTATTTTGAATTTCGTATTTGTTAACGAGAGTTCCGTTGTGCGCGCCGACGAGGAAAACATCTCCATCTTCATCCAAGACCTCAAAAGGATGGGCGTTAGCGCGTGTGATTTCCCCCGTAGTTTTAAATCGACCGTGACCAATCCACAACTGATCGTTAAAGCTCATCGCTTTCTCGACAGAAGGATGTTCAATGAACTCGTAGCCAGGTACGGTCATTTTTCGAGTTAGTACCGTACGGTCTCTTTTAATCGCAGTCAGCCCTGTTGAGTCTCTTCCACGTAATGAATTAAGAAAGAGCAAATCTTTCATGACTTGCTTATGTTTATATTCAAGAGTTCCGGCCATGCCAACCAATCCACACATATATTAGATCTCCTTGGCTGAGTTCTGGTTAACAGTTATAATTTTTCGATTGTTCGGGATAACTGGAAAAATGAAATTATCCAAACATTCTTCGAAGAAATCCACACATTCTGGCGTTGCTGAGGCATATTCCGGGTGAGGTTGAAAACACAGACATTTAGTATCGGGATAAAATACTGCCTCTGTATCGGGATCTTCTTGTTTTTTCCCAATTTTGGTGATCGCTGGTCCCGTTTTCTCCAATGCTTCACAAGCAGTAAGAAGAACAATGGCATCTTCGGTTGGGATCATCATTTGATGATGCGTTGATGTAACGGTAATTGTTCTTCGTTTGTTCCCCTTGTTGAATGGTGGAATTTCTATTCGAGCGTTATGTGCTCGTGTGTGTCCAGAAACGTGTTGCCACATCTTTCCACCGTTCATTACATTCAAAAATTGGCCCCCACGGCAAATACCAACCATAGGTAATTCTCGCTCAAGGGCGGCATGATAGATTGCCTGCTCTTTGTCGTCACGCAACCTGCTGAAGTGTGTTTTGGCTAGTGGAATTTCACCGTAGAGTTCTGGATTCACATCTTCTCCGCCTGTGAACAACACAACATCAGCATCTTCAAGACCTTTTGCGCCCGAATAGCCGAGATTAAACAACAAACGGATGTATTCAAATCCGCCGCCAACGACATAAATTCGCGGACGTTCTTCATTTGACATTTTTTGGATCTCCTTCAAAGATTTCCTTAAGTTTGGCTGCGTATTCGGTAGCGTCACACGGGCGACGAATTTCGATAAAACCTCCCCAACCATCTGGTTTTTTCTCTAACTTACACGTCAAAGAACCCCAATTAGGCTTCTTATTTTGGTCGTAGTATTTACTTTTAGCCGCGTTTGATCCATCGATCCTTTTTTCGTTCCGTATTTCGTCGTAGAATTTCCGTAGATCTGTCGGATCACAGTATCCAAACAAACCAACGTGTGTGCAAGAAGTGTAAGGAAACCCTTCTACATTTAGAATATCGGCTCCTATGAAAGCCTGAAGACCATCCAATCCTTTTTCTCGCAGACTTGTCCACGTTTTAAGTTTGTATTCATCTTCTGTAAAGTGTCTCATGGCTTTACAATGCCACAAAGCTCCGCCTTTTCCAATCAACCCCAAATCCAAAACTGCGGCGTGATTTAGAAGTTCATCCTCATTTGTTCTGTTTAAAACACCGTGATTAAAAGGAGCCTCTTGAGCAACCCACAGAAGAAATTCACGATTTTTTCTTTGCCAAGTATCTTTGTGAGCGTTTACAACGATAGGCGCGGTCCAATCATTAACGACCGTATAAACCAAGCCTGCATGACACACATCTCCAATTGGAGAATTTCTTCTGTTTTCTATCTTCCCGCTTTCTCTATTAATAATTTGAAAAGCACAAACACCGTGCTTCCATTCTTTAGGGTAGGAATTAACAGTTTTTTGAATTTGATCCCAAGCTTCTTTAGAAATTGGTTGCACTATTAATCTCCAAAGCCGCACTTACAGTCTGCTCGATGAAGACCGCAAAACAAACAATCCCACATTCCCTTAAAGAAACTACGCAGCATGACTTGCAATTTCTCCTTTATATTGACACCAATCTCCAGAACGAACGACTCTTGCACTAGTACCAAAGGCGTCGTAAGGATTTCGGTTAAATACGTAAATCAGGGCAGAAGTTCCGTTGATGTTAATCTCTTTACGTTGAAACAAAGAACGGTTCGGGTCTCTTCGATTATGTCCTTCGTAAAAGTCAAGATTTTCAAGAAGAGTATCATCAACTCCTTCATACAGTTCACCAACAATACCTTCTTTGTTGTCTGGATTCTCAATTACGCCAGGAAACCAAGTCAAAGCGTAAAGATCAAACCCCGGCACACGAACCTCACCAACAAATTTACATTGTTCAAGCAATCTGTTAGCTGGTTCTCCTCGTCGGAGACTACCGTACACGACAATATGTTTCATTGTTATTAACCTTTTGTTAAAAATGGTTGTAAGGGTGTGGCTACCAGTCATATGTCTGGCCCACCCGTCCAAGTAACCTATTTGGTTACAACTCCGGACTTACATGCGTATTAACGGAACTACCGTGTGCTCTGCCGGACCAACCACACCCTTACAGACACCATCTAGCTTTTCACGGCAGATGGTGCGGTTCTTACGCCACGTTGAGCCTGTCGATGAGTCAATCCTAGCGTTCTTTGGCAAATCCGATACAAATCTCGTTCAGGATCGGCATTATTTATTTTCTCTGCAATACGACGCTGAATGCGCCTAACAAGACTGCTCATTTTTTAAACTTATCTCCTGTACAAAGGCAATCCACGAAGGATACGATCAGCAGCCGCCTTAGCTGCTTCCGTAAAACCACGGGCCTTCAGGCGTTCAGGAACCATACGAACAGGTGTAATGAAACCTTTGTCAATAAGTTCCTTACGAAGTGCATAATTTTTATGAATACGACGATTGGATTTCATGAAAGTTTACACCTTTCTCCGGTCTTGAGAAAATAAGCTCTGTCAGTAAAGTTAGAAACGGCGAGAAGTTTTTCGCCCTTTTCCCGAATGCGAAAGTCTTCTGCGCGTGTCCACTTTCTTTGCGGCAATCGTGGGTTTACGAACCCGTAAAACGGAATCACGGTCATAGTCTCCTTGTTCTTCTCGCACCTGACGAACCAGGGTAAGAAGAGCTAAACGTTTCTTTTCTTTTTGACGTTTGCGCCACCAAGACAGCAACGATGATAGATTAGTTATTCGCACCGTGAGCAGGCAGCCCAAGCAACATACGAAAACCCTTCTTCTGTTCGTCCCATTTTGCGGTGTGCATCGGAGCCTTCTCAAAAGTGGTGCGGCTGTTTCCACGACCAAGAGTAAAGCGTATTGCCATTTGACAAACTTCCGTAACAAAAAGCTGAAGAAAAGCCCTACAGGAACGCCGTAAAGGCGTCGTAGAGCGACGAAAGGTAGGTGTTAGGTATATGCAACGGCCACGCGGCTGCATCGGCCCTGTGTGAGCCTCTGAGAGCGTCGTGGTAATCAACAACGTAGTTCAGGTTTTGGGATTTCCGCCGCTTGAAACGTGGGCGGTAACGTAACTACACCAGATTAGTGTCCCCCAACTCCTTTCTTCTTTTGGAAAGGCCGGTGGCTTAATTGCCAAAGAGTTTATAAGCTCTTTTTCCGGGTTAACTCTCACTTAGTAAGCGGGGTTAAGTGAGCCGGTCGTGTGGGTGTTCGAGCCCCCGCTCTTCTTCGCACGACTGGAAAGGACGCAGAGGTAGCTACACACCAAGGATTAGGTGTTTCTCTGCGCCCATTGCAATCGTGATTAATCGTTTCTCGCGTGTGGATATTCACATTTACCGTAATCACCGTCTTTACGGCCTGTGCAAGGTAGTTCACCGCTGCGACACTTCCAGCAATCGTGGTCGCGGAACATCGGGTGACGCGGGTTCTTGCGTGGTCCCATTAAGATTTCCTCCCGAAGCCGCGCCACTTCCCTCTCTAGCTGCTCGATGTAGCCAATTGCCTCTTGCACCGCCTTGTGACGGTCTGCGTAGTAAGCCCGATGGTCGTCATCCCGAGCAAAATCCGATTCGGCAGCGACGATAATATCAAGGACATCGCTCAACCTCTCCACAATCTCGCTCATTCCTTCGTCTCCATTGCTGCACGGGCGCGGACTGCGCCCGCTTCGCCCTGCCGCGCAATCTCCCCCTCCATGCTGGCGCGTTGAGATTGGAGGACTTGCTTGGCAAAGCGATGCAGAACGGCTAACTGCTTGGCGCGCGCTGTGCGATGGCCGAAGTATTTGTCGTCTTGGCAGTTGACAAAATCGGCCCACGCCCGCTCCGCCAGCTTTTCGAGTTCGGTTTTCATTTCGGCTCTCCGCGAAGGCGGGCAAGGGCAGCGCGAGCGGCCTTTAGGCGCTTCCATGCTAGCGCTCTCGCGTCTTTGGCCGGTGCCAGGCTGTGAAGGGTCTCAAGGTAAGCAACGGCCACATCCAGCGCCTCATACGCCTCCCACAGGCCGAGCTCGCGCATGATGGCGTCGGCTTGGTGAGTGCGCGGCCAGCCATAACCAGCGCGGTCAAGCGCCTCCGCGATCCTCTCGCGCATATCCTCACGGGTGAAGTCGGTCATCGGGGCGGTTTCCTTGCATTTGTGTGTCCCGTAAGGATCAAGAGCGTCGCAAAAAGGACACCTAGGAACCAGGGACATTACTTCATACTCACAATGATTTGAGTTGTGGCGGCGCGTTCGCCTTCACATCTTTCAAGAAACTCGGGCGCTTTACGGCCCAAGTATTCGACAGCCGCCGCTTCCACCAGCTCCCTTTTGATCATCTTTGAAGGTCGGCCCTTCTTCACGTTAATTGAGAAGTTCGGATCGGAGAAAACCATTACGGTTTCGCCTTCGATGTATTCGTTCGGATCACCGAAAACGCCAGCCTTTTCAGCATTTTCCTTGGCGTTCTTAAGACGTGTAGATGCGAGTTTGCTCAGCGTATCGGCAATAACAAACTCCGCAGCTTCTCGACTGTTGTTCCTGTTACCCGCCGGAATGACCGTTCCAGGCAAAGCGTCTGTGCCCAATCCGTTGAACACGTCCTCGATCCGAGTGCGTATCTCACGAATAGACACGTCAGGTGTTGATGTAATGGCTTCGGTGGCAACTGATGATAGATTGGTCTCCGCCTCTGCCACTGGTGGGGCTTTTCTAGCCCGACGAGTTGGCTCCTTTGCCATTGATGTGTTACTCCTTTTTCTTCTAGTCTCGGCGACATGTTTCCGGGTTGGAAATACATTCTGCCGAGACTGTCAGTGAATCAGCGGTTCTGTCAACCAACGGCTTCACGAACAGAAGAACGAGACCGAAAGCCATAAAGGTTAACAGAACATATTCGAAGGTTCGTGCCATTTATTATTCCTTGTCCAAAAAGGCGTGGATCGTGATCACCAACGCAAGTATCAAACCTAGGACAATCAAACCTAGGACAATCAAACCTAGGCCGATGTTTAGATATGACATTTTGTCAGATTCCTTTTGTTTGTTCTCTTTTTAACTGTGTTGTTTGACCGGTTCCAGGGCTCCGGCTACTGTGATTAGTCACTTCACAGTCACGGGTTTTGTACGGTGACTAGTCGCTTTGTCCCGCCTTCTTATAAACCAAACAACACAGTTAAAAAGAGAAGCGAGGGTTATTTTGACGATACCCTCAAAACGCCCCAACAGATGTGACGCTGTTGACCGACACAAGCTGTTTTTTTTCGGGTGTTGGCGTTACAGCTTGTCAATACCTAACCCTAGTGGCGGGAACCGTTCCACTTGTTTTCAAGTCACTTAGGTGACAGGCCCAATTCGTTGCCTGCCTTTGTTAGGCGACAGCGCGTTCCGGCTGGATAAGCTGGACGATTTCCGCGTCTTGCTCGGCAGCTTCCTGTGCTTCGGCGAGGGCACGAGCCTTCGCTTCCACATCCTCGTGCCGCGCCAGCGTGGCAGCGATTCGGTCGATGAACATCAGCGCGTTGTCGATTTGCTGACGCTCGCCTTCCGACAGGCGGACGACAGGGACTTCCTTGCCCTTGACTTCCTTCCTGCTGTCCAGCAACTTCGCCGTATTCTTGACGAAGTTCATCATGCGCTGCGCCAGGTCGCCGACTCCGAGCGGCTGAAACTCCGCCGGTTCCGGCCCCTGATACCAGAAGGACCGAGTGCCGTCGGCGTTGAAGGCGTCATACCACTTGTTGGCACGAGCGCCGTCCACGTCGAACCCGCCACGATACGCCTTGGAGTCCCGCGAAATCAGGGACACCTTGCCGACGCCGTCGTTCGCCCGCAGGTTGACGTTCGCGTTGCCGAAGTAACGGAACCAACCCACGAGATAGGCCGAGTTCATGGTGCGGAACCTGTTGATGGTTTGCACCAAGGTCAGAGCACGGCTCATGTCGCCGTTACCCGGACCTGCCGCGTGCTCGACGATTGCAACTGCAATGTCCTGCACACGTTCGTTGAGGTTCTCGCCGATACCCTTGAGGGCACGAATGCCCTTGTCGATACCGACCAGCCCAACGATTTTGGGTTTACGCATAGTCTTTGTTCTCCTTTGGTTGAACCTGAACGGAATTGTTCAGGCGTATCCACAGCGCAAACGTGCGCCAGGATTTCAGGTCAAGCGCTCCACGTAAATGTTGCGCTTGAAAAGCTGGAACGCCTTGGTTGTGGCGTGTGAGATGTTGTTGGCGAGAACGGTTCCGATGCGTTCGCCGGTTCCACTTCGCTTGACTGCGTAGCGTCGCATAGTAATTACTCCGTTTTTCTTTGGTGAGTAAAAGACTGCGGAAAAGACAGTCTTTGACACACTAAAGTGTGCGCCACTTTACGCTAGGCCCTTGCGCGTTTCACAGTAACAGTAACCGTTCCTGCGCTTTTTTAGCCTAACTGTGGCGTTTGTCACGGTAACACTGTCGCTTTCGCGTTTCAGTCTTTCCCTCGCCTTAGAGGTTATCGGGCTGTCATGGTTTGCCCGCGTGACACGTCTGCTAGCTTCTCCAGGTTGTAACACCCGTCCGTAGGTTGTAGCCGTTCAGAGTTAGCACCACGCTTCAAAGGCCGATAAAGGTCTTTGCTCGAAATTACGTGCGCCCTTACTTGCTACGGGGAGCTTGCTATCCCAAATCACGCCAAGGCTTTCACCCGCCTTTTATTGACGGGCCGACTGTTGTTCGCTTGCGAAAACGAACGTTTCGCCGTTGCGTTGCAACGTGATTTAGCTTTCCGTGCAGTTGCTATCCTGCCGTGGCTGCCCGCAAGCTACCTTTGTCCGTATCGTGGACCACGCGCCGGTAAAAGTTACGCTTCGCAAAGCCAGTCTTAAACCGGAGTTATTCGACTAGGTAACAGGAAAGCCTAGTCCCGCCAAACTGACGGTTTCGGCCTTCCCCCTAGAGAACCGGCCCCTTGCTGTATCGCAGCGGGCGGGTGAACCCGACAGGATTGGCTCGGTCCAGATAAATCCGGCTAACCATCCCAGAAGGGGTCCGCTTACCGCGCAACGGCTGTGACAAGTTTGCCTTGGCCTTTTCCTCCGAAAGCACGCGCAGCGCGCGGCGCAGAAGGATTTCGGCTTTGGCATCCTTGCGTTGCCGCGCAAGTTTGCGGCGCTGATGCCTAGTCATATATAGTCCAATCCTTTACAGGCGGGCAGCCGAAGGCAACCCTAGGACATTGTAGATGCCGCCGGACGATTCCGGAGAACCACCCCTCAAAGGGGCCGTTGCGTTCCGGCGACAGGACACAAGCTAGTGGAAGGCGTTTGGTTAATCAAGCTCGGTTCGTCGCAGGGAATGCACGGTTCGTCGCATGATTTTCTTGGTTTGTTCTCTTTTTTAACCGTTCACGTTTTGTCTTGAACCTATTTGGAGCTTTTCCCCTGTTTGTTCGTGATTCGTTCCTAGTCTGTTCTAATTTAGCTGGTCTCGCGCGGGAGTCTGTATATCCACGCGTATCAAGATGCTTTTGCGAAGCATTATCAACAGGTTAGTTGCAACTGATTCTCATTAGCCTGGATTGTATAATGCGACTCATTCGCAACAAGCCTGCATGTGACGTTATAACATGCCCGCCGGGAGCCAGGCTGCTAATGCGAGTCACTTGCAATAGGGAGGGGGGAGGGATGAAATCAATATGCTCTATTGGGTGAAAAAGACGACCTCTCACAATAGATAAAAAATAGAAATTTGATAAATATAAAAAATGGGTATTGACAAATGCACCAACCCGGCACACCTAATCAACACCCTTCTACGATTTATATAATAATTTTTACGGCGAATGTTCCCCCCTGGCTTCGGTCGCCCTTCGGGCTCCCTCAGCCTTCCCCCATCAACTTTTCTCTTTTACTGATATTGAGGAATTAACCCCGCCAACAACTGTTACCAGTATTATACTATATTTTGATCACTTTGTCAAGTAAAAAATGAAAAATTGTTAAAAATTCACCCAAACAGTAAAAAGGTCTTGACTTTTGATTAAAAATATTGTATAATAGGTAGTATAAGAGGAGAGTTGCATCTTGCCTACCGGACCTAACTCACAAAAAAACACGGCGGCCCGGCAGAGGGCACAAGCCAAATACAACGCCAAGCCCGAGCAAAAGAAGCGTCGAGCACAGCGTAATGCCGCACGTCGTAAATTGATGGCTGCCGGTAAGGTTCGAAAAGGCGACGGAAAGGACGTCGCACACAAAGATAACAATCCAAAGAATAACTCAATGACAAACTTGTTGGTTCAGCCTCCGGCAAAGAACCGTTCTTTCAAACGTGACAAAAATGCTAGACGTAAAAAGTAAAGTTTAAAAGCGGTGCGACTTAAAGATGAAAAACCAAGTAAAAGATTTTTAGACGAAACTTGGATACCGGAGATTTATAAAAAATTAATTGTAGATTTGTCGAATCCTTTTAAACCGTACGGTAACGTAGTTCAAGAACCTGTAGCCAGTCACGACAGTATTTTGACTAACCCGACAAACTACAACGAACTTGATTACCACGACCGGGAAATGTTGAAGAGTGGGGCCACAATCCAAGAAGTTCTCTTTTGGAAGGCTTTGCGAAAAAGAAACAATCAAACTTTGTTGGAAAAATAACAAATAACCATGGAACTGAATCTTAGAACGCAAAAACCAAAGAAACCTAAAGCGGCAATCAAGCCGTACGTTCAAGCTGCTTTGGATGCTGGAAACATACAGGAGGTGATCGACAATCTGACCGTTCGGCAGCGGCGTTTTGTTGAAGAATATTTGGTTGACTTCGACGGTGCCGCTGCCATTCTTCGTGCAGGATATAACACAAAACACGCTAATCGCTTGGCTTGGGAAATGCTAAAACATCCCGGCATTAAAGCTGCCATAGATCACATTACACTACAAAGGGCAAAAGACGTCACTCTTAAGCCTGACTACGTAATGAACAAACTCCAACGAACAATTGAACGCGCCGAAGCCGAAGGTAATCATACGGCAGTTCTTCGCGGTTGTGAAATTCTAGCCCGCGCACTTGGAATGTTCGTCGAAAGAAGGGAAATTTCAGGTCCGAATGGCGACGCAATCAAATATCAAAAAGTTCAAGAAGCCGCAGACGCTTTCACCAGCGCAATTTCTAGCCTCATTGAGCGAAACAGAGAGGAACCAACTACTGTCGTCATTGGACGACCAGACGAAAGCGCAGCTTAAATATCACTGGCCTTTTTGGGCTCGTCCAGATCAACTTCCCCCTGCCGGAGAATGGACAACTTGGCTGCTTTTGGCAGGTCGCGGTTTCGGAAAGTCCCGCTCGGGGGCAGAGTGGGTCAGACAAATGGCCTACGAAAACCCCGGATGCCGAATCGCCTTAGTTGCGGAAACGGCTGCAGACGCCCGCAAGGTTATGGTAGAGGGTGAGAGCGGCATCCTTTCCATTTCTCCTCCAGAGTTTATGCCGGATTATTCTCCGGCCAACCGACAATTAACGTGGCCTAACGGTTCTATTGCATTTACTTACAACGCCACACAGCCCGATCAATTACGCGGTCCGCAGCATCATTTTGCTTGGTGTGACGAAATTGCTAAGTGGCAGTACATGCAGGACTCGTGGGATCAGCTTCAGTTCGGTCTTCGTCTTGGTCAGAACCCGAAACAAGTTGTAACCACCACACCCCGTCCGCTTCCTCTTATTAGGAAGCTTATTAACGATCCCGACACTGTAGTCACTCGTGGACGAACCTACGACAACGCAGCCAACTTGGCTGGTCCGTTCCTTAAGCAGATCGAAGAGCGCTACGGTGGAACGCGACTCGGTCGGCAGGAACTGGAAGGCGAGGTTCTTGAAGACGTTCCCGGTGCTTTGTGGACCCGAGAAAGTATTGACTTAAATCGACGTCCTGAAGCCCCGTTGGAACTGCAACGAATCATTGTAGCCGTTGACCCGGCAACTTCTTCAGAAGAGGGGTCTGATGAAACGGGAATTGTATGTGTTGGAATTGGTCGAGACGATGACGGATATAATCGTGGATACGTCCTCGCTGATCGAAGCGTTAGAGGGTCTCCTGACGTTTGGGCAAAAAGAGCGGTGTCTGTCTATAGAGAATTTGGCGCTGATCGAATTGTTGCTGAAAAAAACCAAGGAGGGGAGATGGTCGAATCCGTTATCCGATCCGTTGATCGAAACGTACCTATCTCCTTGGTACACGCGAGTCGAGGAAAACTTGTTCGTGCTGAACCGATCTCCGCTCTGTACGAACAAAACAGAGTCCATCACATCGGACGATTCGACGAACTAGAAGATCAAATGTGTACGTTCTCGGCGGATTACGACCGAGCTAACGGTTCTCCCGACAGAATGGACGCTCTTGTTTGGGGTTTGTCTTTTCTATTCGACAAAATGACGGGACGCAGGCGGGGACACAAGGCCGCTGAATCCGAAGCAAACGAATATAAACTCAAAGACATTACCAACGACCTGCGACAGAATCCGTATCGTGGAGAGTCGGACACATCTTGGATGGTAGGATAACTTTTGACTGACACAAACGAACTCGCAAATCTCCGCTTTTCACAAGAAGAGATTAAAGAGCCTAAGAAGAATTACGTCCCCGAAGGATTTGAGTCCGTAGAAGAGTATCTACAGGACCTGCGTGAGACGTACGCGCTTGACTTGGAAGCCGACGACGACAACCGTAAGGCTGCCCTAGAGGACAAGAAGTTTGCTGCCGGTGAGCAGTGGGACCCTCTCGTCCTTGAACAGCGCCGTGGTTTGCCTTGTTTGACAATTAACACCATTCCGCAGTTTACAGCGCAGTTGGTGGGCGACTGGCGACAGAACCGCGTGGCAGTTAAGGTACTTCCTTCAGAGTCGGGGGACAAGGCAGTAGCCGACGTCCGTTCCGACTTAATTCGTGCCATCGAAACACAAAGTCGCGCAAGCCGCGTTTACGACAACGCGTTTGAATCCATGGTTCAGTGCGGAGACGGTGCTTTCAGGGTGGCTGTTCAATACGCTAACGAAGATGTTTTCGATCAGGAAATCGTTCTTCAGCCTATTGACGACGCCCTTTCTGTTGTCTGGGACAGGCTCTCCATCGACCCTACGGGCAAAGATGCCACTCACTGCTTCGTAGACGACCTGATTCCTGAAAAGGAGTTCAATCGTCTGTGGCCGGGTAACGATCCCTCCACTCTGGCTGACACCGCCAAGAACGCCCTTCAGGCCGAAGGCTGGTGTGACCGTGGTGCGGTTCGCGTAACCGAACACTGGCGTATGATTGAGCGTCGGAAGTACGTCGCCCTTTTTGAGGACGGCTCCGTTCACGCTCTCTACGACAACGACGACGGAGTTCTAAAGGAAGAGCTGCTGGCTCTTCAGCAACTGCACGGCAAACTTCTTAAAAGCCGTCAGGCTCCGTGCCGTTACGCGCAGATGCACCTTGTAACTGGCTTTAAAATCCTCGCTGGACCTTTTGAATGGAAGATGACCCGGCTTCCCATTATCAGGATGTCGGGACGTATTATATCTGTCGGCGAGCGCCGGGTCCGTCACGGGCTGGTCCGGTTTATGAAGGACGCCGCGAGGCTGCGTAACTTCTGGCGTTCGGTTAACGCCGAGCAGCTTGGCTATGCTCCGAAGGCGCAGTGGATGGCTACCGAGCAGGCTGTCGAAGGTCGTGAAGACGCCATTCGCAAGGCTCACATGTCTCGCGATCCGTTGCTAATCTTCAACGATGAAGCCATATTCGGTCAGAACGTTCAGCGCGTCGATCCTCCGCAAATTCAAATGGCGCTTCTGAACGAAGCCCAAATCAACGCGCAGGACATGAAGGACGTCACCGGCATTCACGACGCCTCACTAGGAATTAAGTCCAACGAAACTTCCGGCCGTGCTATTATGGCCCGTCAGCGCGAAGGCGACGTAGCCTCCATTACTTTCTACGACAACGGCAACGCTGCCGTGCTGGAGGCCGGAGACGTAATTAACCAACTCATCGGACAAATCTACGACGGTACGCGAATTGTTCGTATCATCGGCGAAGACGAAGCCGCTAAGTTGGTTAAGATTAACGATCCGATGAATCCAAACTCGCCCAACCTTGCTACCGGCAAGTACGACGTCACGATCACCACCGGAGCCTCTTACACCACTCGGCGCGTCGAAGCTGCCGAGGCTATGATGGAAGCGGTGCAGGTGTTCCCTGAAATGATGTCAGTTGCCGGAGACCTCGTAGCCAAGGCACAGGATTGGCCGGGTGCTGAAGAGCTTGCCGAACGTCTGCGTAAAACCATTCCTCCGCAGCTTCTGTCCGAAAAGGAACGACAGGAGATGGGAGAACAGGGTCCGGACGTTAACGCCATGATGCAGCAGCAAGCCGCCATGCAGGAGCAAATGCAGAAGGGTATGGAGGAGTTGCAGAAGCTCCAGCAAGAGAATTTGCTTCTCAAGACTAAGGCTGAAATCGAAGCCCGCAAACTTGAGATTGAAGAGTTTAAAGCCGAAACCGACCGCATCAAGGTAATTGGCGAGTTTGCCAAGGCTGACGAAGAATTTAAAATCCGTGAGCTTGAACTTGACGAGGAAGCTAGTTTCCGTGAAGTTGAACAGGCAGCTCAAATGGATAAAGATGCCGCTGACCGGGAAGAGCGTAAAGCCGACCGTGAAGCAAAATCGAGCGAGAAGGCCTCAACCCAACCTTCCGACTAACTCGCAACTGGGACCGTTGCCTAATACAAAGGAACGCAATCTTTTATGACTGACGACAATAACACTGTCGATATTGAAGACGTTGCTCTTGAAGACTTTGAAGCTGAATTTTACGGTAAGAAAACCGAGCCGGTAAAGGCGGTTGAAGAGCCGGAAGACGACGTCGATGAGACCGAGGAAGATTCCCTCGCACCTGACGAAGATGAAGACGAATCTGTAGAAGAGACCGAAGACGATGATGAAGCCGATGACTCCGACGAGGAGGAAGAGGAAGAAGTCCCTCCGGTTAAGCAGCAGAAGAAGCGGAATCGCGCTCAAGAAAGAATCGAACAGCTTGTAGCGGAAGCACGAGAAGCGGAACGTAGGGCGGAAGCTCTCGAACGCCGTCTTGCCGAGCTAGAGGCTGCTAAAGAGGTAAAGGCTGAAGAGAAGGCCCCGACTCTACGTGAACAGCTTCCTGCCGAAGCGCCGCAGCCTGACGCTGTGGACGACAAAGGCGAACCGCTGTACGAACTTGGTGAATTTGACCCTAAATACATCCGCGACCTAACTCGGTTTACGATTGAACAGGAAACTAAAGCAGCCAAGGAAGCAGCAGAAAGGGAAGCGCAGGAACGTGCGATTAAACATGCTCAAGAAGAGGTGACTAACAAGTACGCCGAGCGTGTCGCAAAGTTTGAAGAGGAAGCCCCGGATTTTCGAGAGAAGGTCTTGGAACTCGACAATACTTTCAAAAACATTGATCCTGCCTACGGAGAGTATCTCGCAATGACTATTATGTCAAGCGAGGTAGGTCCCGAACTGATGTACTACTTCTCTCAAAATATCGGCGAGGCCCAGAAAATCGTTGCCTCTGGTCCTGCTGCTGCAACTCTTGCTCTAGGTCGCCTTGAAGCTAAATTTCTTTCTTCGACCCCGCAAGAAGAGAAGCGCAACACTAAGCAAGTATCCAAGGCTCCCGAGCCGCCTGAAATTATTGAACGGGCGCGCGGGCGAGGCGGCAGATTTGCCGTAGCTCCGGATACTGACGATTTGAACGCCTTCGAGAGAGAATTTTTTAGGTAAGAACTAAAACTCTCCGCGAAGGTTTAGCTAAAACATCAAACGAAAGGAAATTTAGCTAATGGTGGGTACTGTTACTGTCACGCAGCAAAAGCTCGTGCTTAATGCCTTCGCGGCTATCTTTCAGAATAACCTCGTTGCCAAGGACCTCGTCACTTGGAAGAAGTACGATTCTGAAATGGATGACCGCAACGGTCTCCAGGTAATTGAACAGGTTGGTCCCCGATACGTTGTCGCCCAGACCGTTGACGGCGTCAAGGATTTGACGTCCGGCGTTCAGGACAGCGTGTTCGGTTCCGAAATCTTCAAGGTCAACAGGACTTTCAACTCGTCCATGGGTTGGGGTGACTTCGTAAAGATTCGGGACATCGGTGCAGCCCGTGAAAGCGCCGCCCTTCGTAACGCTGCTATGCAGCTTGCGGAGACAATCGACAAGTATATTCTTGAAACTGCCTCGCTGGCCTCTAACAACTGGCTTGGCACTCCCGCTAACGGCGTTGATACGTTCGGCGACTACATTCAGGGGTACACCCGTCTGAAGGAAGAAGGCGTTGAGGATGGCGACATCCGTGGCGTTCTTACTTACAAGGACAAGGAAGACCTTGGTGCGGCCGTTATCAACTTCAACGCTACCGACGCTCTTTCGACCGGCGCTTTCCGCGGCGGTTTCGAGGGTGCCATCGGCGGCATTCCCGTTCTGTTTACCCAACAGCTTCCTACGCTGACTACAGGTACTCGTGCGGGCACTCCTCTGGTGGCGGGTGCATCTCAGAACGTCAACTATTCGGCTGTTTGTCAGTCGGGAGCTCCGGGTCAGTACATGAGCCAGACTCTTAACATTGACGGTCTTGGTGCGTCGCAGACCATCAAGAAGGGTGAAGTCTTCACCATTGCCAACGTTAACGCGTGGGACAATCGGGCACAGCAGAGCCTCGGTCGTCTCCAGCAGTTCGTGGTTCTGGAGGACATCACCGCTGACGGTGTCGGCGTTGTGACCGGCATGCGAATCTTCCCTGCCATGATCGTTCAGGGTACGTCGGACGTTAACACCGCTCACGCGACTGTTGACGCTGCTCCGGCGGACAACGCGGCGATCACTTGGGTTGGCTCGGCGGCGACGGCCTACAAGCCTCGTATGTTGGTCCAGAAGCAGGCGATTGTGGTCAACACTGCTGACCTCATTCTTCCGGCTTCGGATACGGCACGTCGTCAGAGCCTGACGAAGGTTCCGCTGTCTGTCCGTATGTGGCAGAAGAGCGACTTCGACACGGGTGCCCACAGCATTCGTTTCGACGTTGCGCTTACCGCTAACATCGCAGATCGTCGGCGTCTCGTCCGCATCAACGGTGTGTAATAACTAAATGAGTTGGGGAGGGGTGTAACAACCTCTCCCCTTCTTTTGTTAGTAACATAACACAGAAAGATAAATTGAATGGCTGTTTTGCAACTGATGCTTCCTGCTAACAGGGCGTTTTCGAGCGACGGAGCTCCTATTGCCGGAGCTGTTGCTTACCTGTACAGCACAGGAACACTCACGCCCGCAACCTTTTACGCTGACAACGCTCTTAGCATTCCGTTGGGAACTTCGATCACGGCTAACGCCGCTGGTCGCTTCCCTACTGCGTACCAGAACGGAGACACCCCGTTTCGTCTGATTCTTAAGGACGAAGAAGGAGCGACGCTGGACGACATTGACCCTTTTTACTTTGGACAGGTCTACGGTTCAAGTATTCCTCCGGTAGCCACTAGAGCTTTGCTGGCTGTTATTCCTGGTTCTGCAAACAGCATGCGATATCTTAGTGAAAGCGGCCGAGAAGGTATTTTTGTCTGGGATTCTGCCAACCTCTCGGCGAAAGTCTCTGCCGATACGGCACAGGGTATCTACGTCGCCCCATCGTCCGATACTACCGGGGCCTCTGGCGCGTGGGTTCGCGAGTATGACGGACGGATCAATGTCAAGTGGTTCGGAGCTCTCGGTGACGGCGTAACCAATGACGCCGCCGCTATCCAGGCGGCCGAGGATTTCATCTACAACGCCAACGGCGGCGGAACGCTCTATTTCCCCGCCGCGATCTACCAGTGCACCGCCCAGATCACCAAGCGCCCGTTCGTCAACTGGGAGGGCGACGGGCGGACCCGGACGGTCCTGCGCTGGCCCGCTTCTCACACGGGTCATGGCCTCAGGCTCAACAGCGGACTGAACGGCGGCGGCACGGCTCGCCTCACCATCCGCGACATGGGCTTCGAGCATCAGGGAGGCGCGGCCGACGTAAACCTTCGCGGCGGCTTTTACGACACCGGAAGCCACGAGCTGACACTCGACAACATTGGCTTTGCCGGGTGGAAATACGGCGTCATCCTCGACCAGTCGGAAGAGGTGGACTTTTATGAGTTCTACGTCGCGTCCTCCAAGCACGCGCTGTGGATCGTCAATGGGGAGGACACTGAGCTTGGCAACACCGGCTCGTCGCCGACCTACACCAATGCGATCCGCGTCCATTCGGGCAAGTTCAGCTCGAACACCGACGTTAACGTCATCGACGACGGCGGCGACGTTCACGTTTTCGCCAACATCAACTGCAACGCCGGAACGCGGTTCGGAAGATTTGCCGGCGTAACGACGCTCACCCTCGGCCCCGGCCTCTACCTTGAGGGCATGAGCGACGACTACATGCTGTTTGCCAACACGGCGCGCAACGGCGGCTCGGTAGGCGTCTGCTCGACCGTTCGCATCCAGGGCTCGCAGGCCGCCCCGGCGGTAGCGAAAACGCTGGTCAACGCCTCCTCGGCCGGGCGCATCATCATCGGCGGCAACAACATCACGGGGACCACTCCGGCAGTGATTGTCGGGGCGGCCAACTGCTCCGGCATCGTGTCGGACGGCGGCAATATCACCGACCGCGCGATCACCGACGGCTCAGCAAGCTTCTTCACCCACGTTCCAGAGACGCTTGATCTGACCGTTCCCGATGATTTGACAGTCGGCGATGCGCTGACCGTCACCGGGGCCGCGCAGTTCAATGGCGCGGTGAACGTGGGCACTGCGGCCTCGGTCGGCAGCGCAAGTCCGAATAATATCAATCTCGGCGGCACCTACAGCACCTCAGCCGGGGCAAACCCCAAGGCATACATTTACAACGATGGCTCCGGGCAAGTCGGTCTCGGGGTATCGTCGGGACAGTTTGATTATATTGCCACCAGCACCTTCACGCACAATTTCTACATTGCCGGAACGCTTCAGGTCACGGTGAACACCAGCGGCATCAACCTTGCATCCGGTAAGACCCTGAGCGTTGCCGGAACGCAGGTGGTCGGGGCGCAGGGCGCTGCGGTTTCAGACCTGACCACGACGGCGACGGCGGGAACCCTGCCCACAGCGGACGGGGCGGTAACGATCGCCAACGCCGCATCGCCGACCGTAACCGAGCTGCTGGAATATTGCGTCGAGCTTGAGGCGAAGCTGGAAACGCTGCTCGCCCGCGTTCGCGCGCACGGCCTAATTGCTACTTAACAAGGACAATAAATGACCACAATTCGACAACTCATTACTGACGCCTTCCGTGAAAGCGGAGTGATTGGTGTTGGGGTTGATCCTGACGCGGAAGAGCATGTTGAAGGTCTTCGTCACGTTAACAGGCTATTTAGAAGCCTTCTTGGCAACGAACTCGGAGAACCCCTTCAGGCCGCGCACTACGATGACGTTATTTTACTGACGTACGTTCCTAGTAACGTTCGGGTTGTTGTGGACTTGGCGGCTCCAGGTGAACTAAATCTTAACGAAAATCCTAGGGATGGCGCGCGTTTCTCGGTCAGTGACATTGGAGGTAATCTTGCCACCAACAACCTAACCATTTACGGAAATGGGCGTCTCATTGAAGAGAACGACAGTTTGGTTCTTAACACCAACAATCTAAATCGTGAATGGTTTTACCGGGCCGATACCAGTAATTGGGTTCGAGTTACCGACCTTGAAGCAGACGATCTTTCACCGTTTCCTGAAGAGTTCGACGACCTCCTGACAACCATGCTCGCCATTCGTCTTAATCCCCGGTACGGCGGAGCCATTGACGAAGGTTTGACTGCTGCCATGAAGCGCAGCCTTCGACAGTTTCGAGCTAGGTATCGTCAGTCGAATCAGGAAACTGTTGACGACGGTATCGTCAGACTTTCTAGCTCCAAGGGTTACTGGAGTTACGAGAGCCTGTTTGACATAGGAATTTAATTTTGGAACTAGCTTACGCCGTTTCACACTACGACCGAGACAGAGGCGACCTTCCCCCGCTGCCCGTGATTAACATGGTGGCAGAGAAGACTCCAGTGCAGGAGCAGCCTATTTTGCAGTCTCGTCCGGGTCTTGAGCTGGCTGGCATCACAATGGGTGCCGGACCAATCAAGGCGCTTTATCAAAATGACGGTGTGTTGAACAACGCGTTGTTCGGAATCTCTGGAACCAACCTTTACTCTTCGGAGACTTTGATTGGGGCCATTAACGGAACTGGCCCGGCTAAGCTCGCCGGATTCGAAGGATTCGTGTTCGCTTGTGCAGGACTGGGACTTTGGAGCTACAACGGAACGGCTCTTGCTTCGGTTGCTACTCCGGACAGTTTCAACGTTCTGGACCTGTGTGTCGGTGCCTCTCGTCTGGTGGTTATTAACAAAGACACGGGCAAGTTCTACTGGTCTAATGTTCTTTCTACGACAATCGACGCACTTTCCTTTGCAACGGCGGAGAACTCGCCAGACAAGTTGAGAGCTTGCCTTTACATCGGAGACACGCTGATTTTGTTCGGTACGGAAACCGTAGAGTTCTGGCCTAATTCAATTGACGGCGCCGACCCGTTTCAACCTACCGTAGGTCGAGTGTATCCTGTGGGTATTAAAGATACAGGTTGCGCCACTCGCCTTGGTTCAGGTTTTGCGTGGGTCACCAACCACAATCAGATTTGCCTTAACGCGCCTGAACAGATTATCAGCCTACCTGACCTAGAAGAAGAGATTGAAGACAGTGTCTCCGTTTCTTTGTGGTCGTTTCGTTTGGAAGGGGTGGAGTTCTTGGCGCTTCGTCTTGACGACGCCACCCACGTCTACAACTCTAGGGCGGGAACGTGGTCAGAGTTTAAATCGTACGACGAAACTAACTTCATTCCCCAGTGCTATGCTGCCGGTTATTTCGGATCTGGTTTAGACGGAACGTTGTCTCGTTGGTCAGACACTCACTCTGACTTTGGTGGCGTTCTAGAGCGGCGCTTTCGAGCAGGAATTGTTTTGGACATTCCGGCTCAAGCAATCCACAATCTTACTGTGAAGACTAATCCCGGACAAACGCCGTATACCACGGGAGACTACGCAGACGCCACGATTGAAATCAGGACGTCTAAGAACGGAGGCTTCACTTGGAGCAACTGGCGTTCTCGCAGTCTTGGAGTGCAAGGAGAGTACCGACCCCGTGTTCAGTGGCGTTCGTTAGGTCACTTTTCTCATCCCGGCCTGTTAGTTGACATTCGCGTGGTAGACCCCGTTCCTTTTAGGGCTTCAGGGGTAACTGTTAACGACGGATACGGAGGCGTTTAACTTATGGCGTTAAAACTTCCTCGACTTCCGAGAGACGTTCGCATTGTTGACGAAAGGGGTTATCCTACTGTTGGCTTTCAAATTTGGTGGCAAACTTTTGCTGCCAAAATTGAAGAAGCGGTTAACGCTGTGGCTGACGCGCAAGCTGCCGCCGACCGAGCCAACGCCGCTGCCGACACCGCGGGCCTGACCGTGGACACCCCGTACCAGCGGCTGCTCCTCAGCCGGATGATGGTCAGCGGCGTGGTGCACACGCCCAACGGGGCGCACTTCACCACCTGCACCCCCGACTACGAGCGCGACGAG